GTGTAAGACGTTATCAGAATTACGACGGGACGCTTAAACACCCTAAGAGTTCCAAAGCGTATTCCGGCAAAATTCAAAATGTTGATGGTTCTTTAACTGCCAAAGGTAGAGAAAAATATGCCAAAAGTTCTAAGAGGGTTGTGAATAACCCGTATACATTAAAGAATAAGGCCAAGGATGTTGCCAGTTCAATTGCAATTCCAACGGCCGTCGGGGCGATCGCAGGGCTTACCGGCGTCGGCCCCGTCGCTGCAATGGCGGGTGTAACCGTAAGCGCCATAGCAAACGCAACTCGTATTGGTGTTAAACGCGTTCAGTATGAACATGCGAGAGAAATCGTGGATCGATATAATTCTGCCAAGCTTAATGATATTAATGGTGAAGCTAATGTTGGTAAAAGAGTTTTACACCAGCTTTCTCAGACCAAGGATAACGTAGAGAACAATCGTCGTGGCGAGAACGAGATGCAGAAGAAAATCGCAAAGATAGATAATAAATATTTAAAGAATGACGACGATCGTAGAGCTAGCAAAAAAATGACGAAAGTTATAAGAAAATCCTTTCCTGATATTTCTAAACAAGAAGCAGAATCCTATTCTAAGAAACATCTAAAAGACGTTAAGTCAATCGACAAAAAGGACGTTAAAACACATAATATGAGTCTTGATGATATAGATAAAGACGATATCTTAAAAATTATCGAAATGAAGGAAAAATATGGGGTGTAAGACGTTATCAGAATCACAATGGGACGCTTAAACATCCTTTAGAAGGAGTAATATGAATATAATAGATAGAATCAAACGGGGCTGGAATGCTTTTACAAGCAGAGACCCGACTAGAAACGATTATAATATCGGATCGAGTTATTCATACAGACCGGACCGTATGCATTTCACACGAGGTAATGAAAGATCAATAGTTACAGCCGTGTATAATCGCATAGCGGTTGATGTTGCATCTATACAGATAGTACATGCAAGAATGGATGATGCTAATAGATTCACCTCCATAATTGAATCGGGACTGAATAATTGCCTTACCCTCGATGCGAATGCTGATCAGACGGGTAGGGCTTTTATTCAGGACATAGTAATGTCAATGCTCGATGAGGGTTGTGTCTGCATCGTACCGGTTGACACCACGTCAGACCCAACAATATCGGGGTCGTACGACATACAGACAATGCGCACTGGCAAGATAGTTCAGTGGTATCCGTATAATGTAAAAGTTCGAGTGTATAACGAACGTATAGGAAGAAAAGAGGAGATAATTCTGCCAAAATCTTCCGTTGCTATAATCGAGAATCCACTATACGCAATAATGAACGAACCTAATTCTACGTTACAGCGTTTAATACGAAAATTGGCACTTCTCGATGTCACAGACGAACAGACTGCATCCGGAAAGCTGGATCTTATAATTCAGCTTCCTTACGTTATTAAAACGGAATCAAGAAGGAAACAAGCGGAAAATCGAAGAAAAGATATAGAGATGCAGTTGGCCGGATCTAAGTATGGAATAGCTTACACTGACGGAACTGAAAAAATAACGCAATTAAATCGTTCGGTTGAGAACCAGTTAATGTCTCAGATTGAATACCTTACGAGAATGCTATACAGCCAGTTGGGAATCACAGAAGAGATTTTAAACGGAACGGCAAATGAAGTCACTATGCTGAATTATAACAACCGAACAATCGAACCTATAGTCTCGGCTATAACGGATGAGATGAAAAGGAAGTTTCTCACAAAGACCGCTCGTTCTCAACAACAGTCAATATTATTCTTTAATGACCCGTTTAAGTTGACGCCGGTCAGCCAAGTCGCCGAAATTGCTGATAAGTTTACGCGTAATGAGATAATGACTTCTAACGAGATTAGACAGGTTATCGGCATGACCCCGTCCGATGACCCTAAGGCCGATGAACTTAGAAACAGTAATTTAAGTGAGCCTAAGACAAATGAAGAAGTTGACGTTGAGATCGACAAAAATTCAGAAGAGGCTAAAAGTCTTAGAGGAAAAGCTTTGGTCGAGAAACTATTAAAGGAGGAAATTCAAAATGGAAAAGTTTGATTTTAGTGGATGGGCCACTAGAAACAATCTTCGCTGCGCCGACGGACGAATAATTCGTAAAGACGCTTTTAAAGAAAACGACGGCGAGATTGTTCCTCTTGTGTGGAATCACACATATGATGGCCCAGACAATATTCTTGGCCACGCCCTTCTTGAAAATAGAGATGAAGGCGTATATGCTTATTGTTCGTTTAACGATTCGGAAAGTGCGAACAACGCTAAGATAGCAATACAGCATGGCGATATAAATGCCCTTTCTATACATGCTAATCGATTAAAACAGAACGGAAGCAATGTTCTTCATGGAGCAATAAAGGAGGTAAGTCTTGTTTTAGCGGGCGCTAATCCTGGAGCATTTATCGACTCTATAATTACTCACGGTGAAGACTCTGACGAAGAGGCAATAATATATTCAGGCGAACCGCTTATGCTTTATCATTCCGACGAAGAAGATGAAGAGGAGGATAAGACAAAGAAGAGCAATGACTCTGAAGAGGAAGAGGAGGATAAGCCAAAGAAGAGCAATGATTCCGAAGAAAAAAGTGGCAAAAGTTCTGATAAGACAGTAGCCGAAGTTTTTGACACATTAAATGAGGAGCAGAAAACTGTTGTGTACGCACTTATCGGTGCGGCTCTTGAAGAGAATGGTGGTAGCTCTGATAAGAAAAATGAATCTGAAGGAGGAGGAGAAGACGCTATGAAACATAACGTGTTTGATGTTGAAGAAAATCGTGGGGATACTCTTACCCATGACGAAATGACCAGCATACTTGGAGATATGAAGAGATACGGAAGTCTCAGCGAATCTTTCCTGGCACATGCTGACGAGTATGGAATTGAGAACATTGATTATCTGTTCCCAGATGCTAAGAATCTTAATGTTCCGCCCGAGTTTATTCAGAGGGATACGAGCTGGGTGAGTGAGATAATGAACGGAACTCATCACACTCCGTTTTCTCGAATCAAGAGTATGTTCGCGAACATTACAGAGGACGAAGCAAGAGCAAGAGGTTATATCAAGGGTAACCAGAAGAAAGAGGAAGTATTCCCTCTGCTTAAAAGAGTCACAACTCCACAGACCATTTACAAGAAGCAGAAGCTCGATCGCGATGATATAATCGACATTACTGATTTCGACGTGGTCGCATGGCTTAAGACCGAGATGAGACAGATGCTCAATGAGGAAATTGCCAGGGCAGTTCTTATCAGTGATGGAAGAGAAGCTGGTACTGAGGATAAGATCAGCGAAGATAACATTAGACCAATTTCTAAGGATGCTGATCTCTATACTATTAAGGTTACCGTCGCTAAGGGCTCTGATGATGACGAGACTGGTAAGAATTTTATCAGGTCGGCGATCAAGGCCCGTAATGGTTTCAAGGGAACTGGTACACCGACTCTGTTTACAACAGAAGAGATGCTGACCAACATGCTTCTTATCACCGACGAGATGGGCAGGGATCTCTACGACTCCGTCGACAAGCTCGCGACTAAGCTGAGAGTAAGCAAGATTGTTACTGTTGAGGTTATGGAAGGAGCAACTGGTGTTAATGGAGGGGAGCTTCTTGGAATAATCGTAAATCCTGCCGATTATAATATCGGCGCCGACAAGGGTGGTGCGGTTGCAATGTTTGACGATTTCGACATTGATTACAACCAGCAGAAGTACCTGATTGAGACAAGGTGCTCCGGAGCGCTGATTAAGCCTTATGCGGCTATTGCGCTTGAGCTTGGAACTACCGCATCTCAGAGTTCTACAGATGTTCACAACACAACGACTGACGAGGACGACGAGGGCTGATTTAACAGAATCGAGGAAAATTCAAAATGAGTAAGTTTTACGGTGTAGTCGGCTTCATCGCGCCAGAAGAGACAACCCCGGGAGTCTGGACAGAAGTCGAGACTGAACGAGAGTATTACGGTGATGTCACGAGAAATACCAGCAGATGGGATTCAAGCGGAAACCTCAATGATGATCTCAACGTCAATAATTCGATAAGCATTGTGGCCGACCCGTATGCTTCTCAGAATTTCCAGTCCATACGATATGTCGAATGGATGAACGCTAAATGGAAAGTTACGAGTGTTGAGGTTCAGTATCCGAGATTGATACTAAGCATAGGGGGTGTGTGGAATGGGCAGTAGACTAGATTTACATACATTACTTGTTGAAACGCTTGGCTCGAGTAATGTATATTTTCAGCCTCCTGA